TTCCTCCTGAAAATTTTGTTGGTAAAATAACTTCAAATAAATATGCCAAGATGTTAAAAATGGCAGGTACTAAAATAAAAGAAACAATACTTGGTACTGGGGCAATAGGAGAAGCTCTTGGTGGTTATGGGGCTGAACAAAGTTTTAGACAAAAACAAGCTTCAAGATTTAGAAATACATTTATGGGTCTTACAGTTAATTTACATAATTCACTAAAGCGTGACTTAAAAGGTACTGGGGTAACATTAAGACAGGTAAATGACCATATACAAGCTTACCTTGATGAAACATTTGCTGGTATGAGAAATTCAAAAGAAAGTAAAGCCTTTGCTGAAAAATTACAAAAAATAAAAATACAAGATAGTGAAGGTAGGGAAGTAAATGGATTAGATGCTGTGATAAGTAGATATAGAAAATATTATGATGAAGCTGCCATAGCTCAAATAAGTTCTAATTCTTATATAAGAGATACGTCTACTCGAACATTAAAAAGAGTTCCATTTGTAGAGGTATATGATATTCAAGGTAATAAAATAAAACTTGTTGACATAAATAAAGATTTTGAATTGCATAACGCCCAAATCAATAGCATTCTTAAATGGATGAGAGGAGAAGCTATAATTAGCAAACAAGCTTTTAAAGGTAAGCCTGTTGTTATAAATGAATTTGGCGAAAGAGTAGCTATAGATACAAAAAAATCTAAACATCATTATATAAAAGACTATTCAAGGAAGCAAGTTACTCAGGAGTTCTTTGATTTTATTAATGGGCCGGGAGATGCTTTAGATAAAGCTGCGGCGTATATGGCTAGAAATGATAAAGAATTAAAACTATTAGGGTTTGATGAAGGGTTTGCTAGAGCTAAACAATTAATAAAAGATATTCAAAAAGTACATAGTAAGAAAAATATTTATGGTCAACAATATACTAGGATAGCTGACCTACCAGCATATATATATATTTCCAGAGGCAAAGGTGGATTTGGAGATATAATACCAATGGATAAAAATATGGCATTTAAAGAAAATGGCAAACCTTATCAAGTTGGTGAGACAATGATTGTAGGAGACAATCAATATAAGATTGGCAAAAGAATAAAGGTTTACGATACTGACTATGTTAATGTTATTGATAATTATAGTAGTGGATTAGCTCACTCAACATCTTCATATTATGCTTGGGGAGATGGCAAAGGACGAATAAATGCAACAATAGATAGAATATCTGATGGATTAGCTAGACAAACAGAAGACCCATACTATAAAGATTGGTCTAAAAAGATAATGGAAAGTCAGATTTACGGAGAAAAGCAATCTATATTTAGTAAAGTAATGAATCCTATTTCTAGGTGGTCTGCTATATCTGGACTTTCTTCTCCTCTTAGTGGTCTTAAGAATTTATTTTTAGGTAATGTTCAAAATGCAACTGTGTTTACTGGTAGGGAATTATGGCAATCATATTTATCAAGAGACTATGGATTGCTAAATCCAAGAGGTGAGTTCTTTAGAAAATGGTCAAGTGCAAAAGAATACGCAGAGCAAACAGGAGCTACATATCAATCTAGTTTTGATTTGCATTTAACAACAAGCCCTCTTTCTGGATTTATGAAAAGATGGCTACCAAATCTTGGACTTATGAGGACTACTGAAATACTTAATCGTACAGTCGCTCAATCCATTGGCCCTTTTTCTGCTGAAATACATATAGCTAATATGGCAATGAAAAAAAATCCAGCTACTAAAGGTGTTAGTATAAATGATAGTAGACGTATACTTAGAGATGTATTAGAGTTTACTCCAGAACAAGTTAATAGCATGATACAAAGATATAGGACTGAAAGGCAAGCTCATATCAAACATTATAATGATAATGGCAAAGCTTATAAGTTCAGGTTAAATGAAATTGAAAGAAGACAGGCTAGCCAACAAGCTCATATTATTACTCAGGGTAGTGGAGACTTACCATATATTCCTTATTGGATGGGTAAAGGATGGGCTAAACCACTAACTCTATTCTACAGAGTTGCTTACAGAATAACAGATACAGTTGCAAAGAATGTTGTTAAGCCTGTTGTCGTTGATGGTAATATGGTGCCAGCTATGAAATATATTGCTTTATCAACATTGTCTGGTAAAGCTCTTTACGCAGCTTATGATTTTGTATTTGATGAAGAACGGGTAAATAAATTTAAAGATACTCCATCTCAATGGTTTGATTATTTTATAAAAGCTGAAGGACTTGCTTTGTTTAGCAATGCTTCTAATGAATATGGTGGATGGGAAGAAGCTTATTATCCAGTACCACTAAGAAATGTAGAAACAGTATGGGATAATTTATGGGATTTTGTTCAAGGTAAAAAGTTTGGAAGCACTGCATTTGGAGATGGGATGAAAGAGATTGTAGCATTGTATGGTGCTACTGAAAGAGCTATAAAAAATCGTACTGAAAAAGATATAAAAAGATATGATGATTCAAAGAGGAGACAATATAAATTTTTAGATACATATTATCCTAAAGACCAAATTAATCTTGATTATGAAGATGGTATCAATGCTAAAACTCCTCACTACAGAGCATTAAGAGATGTATTTTGGCATGATGACCCAGCTATAATAGCTAAAACATATTATACATCTTTAGCATTTTTAACTCATAGAATCATGAGTGAAAAAGGTATCACAAATTATCTTCTAGCTGAAAAAGATGCTCGTGAAAGATTAAAAAGAACAATTTCAAGTCTTCAGCCATTGCCAAAAAGCTGGATGAAAACTATGGGTCGTACTGGGAAATCGAGATATATGGAGTATTTTGATTCTTTAAGCCCTGAAGATAGAGATGAAGAAAATAGCATAATGAATACATACAGAGAAAAACAATTAAATTTTTATCAAGCAATTGCTAAATACAGAAATATATATTACAAAAAGGGATAACAATGGCAAATAATAGACCGCCAATACTAGGATATTTACAATCAGCGGTAGCTGACAACACAGCTCATAGTTCAATAGATAGATTGCTATTGGAAGATGAAATTAATAATCAACCTTCTCATTCAAGAGTTCAGTTAATGGGAGAACAAGGCAACCCAGACAATCCTCAAAGATGGATAAGAAAAAACTATAATAAGGATGGTTCAATAGCTTCTACAAGTTTTGTAGGAAAACCTCAGCAAAAAAATAAAGCTCAAGCTCATAGAAATTTACTTATGGAAGCTTTAAGCCAACCACCTCAGTATACAATGGGAATACCAGATGAGCCATTTGAGCCATTGATTATGCCAGAAGATTTAATTCCAATAGGAGGGGCTATGAGATTATTGAAAAAAACTAAAGATTATCCAAAGATGATAAAAGCTTTAAGGAAAGTGGCGGACAGAGAAAAGAAAAAATATGAAGTGATGGAAGATGCTGCTAGAAAATTTGGCCCTAAACTTGATGCTGGCGGAGCTGATAAAGCTGGTAAAGAGTATCTAACTACCAAATGGATACAGAAGATATTAGAGCAGAATCCATTTTAAGGGGTCTAATCTCCCGAATACGGGACTTTTATTCTTTTTTCGATACTAACCTTAGGTAAACAATTTTTACATATTTTACGTTGTTTTTTATACTTTACTATATTAGTAGAATATAATATAGTATCCTTTATTCTTTCAGCTCCTGTACTACATATCAAATGCTCCCATCCTCTTTCGCATTTAGGGCATACATATATTCTATTATCAGCTACTTTGCCATCCTTTCTAGCATACTCTTTATGTTTTTTAGGCGGTGTACTATTTTTTATTCCTAGCATTACATGAGCTAGTACAGAACCATCATCTTCAAAGAAATTTGACATATTATTGTGCGTCCTTTCTGTAAGCGTAGTTATGGGGGCTTTTAACATACTTACGTTTCTTTCTTTTCGGGTAATATTTAAATGGAGGCTTGTACTTATCCCCTATTATCTCTCCATCAAATACTTCTATTACCTTATCTATTAACTTGTTACCTGCTTTATATCCAATAGATACCTTATTACTATACTTTGAACATCCTTTGTTTAGTATATCATTAGGTATTTGTTTAGGGGCACTCTTCTGAAATAGTTTGAACCAATGGCACAAACGCTTATTCTCATAGTAGCACCCCCAACAACTTTTATTCATTAGAATGGAACGTCATCTTCATCTACTGCAGATTTGCCATTAGGTTCAGCTTTTTCTTGTGGCTCAGATACAGTTATACTTAAATAATCCTTTCCGTTTTTAGAAGTATTAGCCCAAGCTGCGAGCCTCCACTCCTCTCCATCTACGTTTACATTACCTAAGTAGTCAGGCTTTTTGTCGCCATCCTCTTTATATGAATTGGGAAACAAAGCTCCCCTATTTGTGTTATCGTATTCAGACATTAGAATAACTCCTGTTGTTTTAAACGATTTTGTATGATTTTCCAATATTCAAGATTCAATTCACATCCTGTATATTTTCTACTTAGCTTTTTAGCCGCTTCAGCAACTGTACCTGTACCCATGAATGGGTCTAGTACAAGTCCACCTTCAGGACTGCCAGCTTTTATGCATGGAGTGATTAATTCCATTGGGAATGTTGCGCAGTGCGACCCCGGATAGGATGCTACTCTGACACTCCATACATCTCTTTTGTTGCGGTGTTCATAACCGCCATTGTTATCAAGATTCTCAATCTTTTCCTTTATTGATTCAGAATCAAAATAATACTTTGGTTGCTTTGAAAATAAAAATATGTGCTCATGTGATGAGGTTGGTCTGTCTTTAACAGACTCAGGTATTGGATTCTTTTTGGCCCATATAATATCGCTACGTAATATCCATCCTCTTTTCTGTAATGCAAATGCAACACGCCAAGGAACTCCAATCAAATCTTTTGTAGTTAGTCCTTCTATTGTTTTGTCAGCAATACCCATACCACTAGTACGGGAGAATCCTTTCCTACCATCTGAGGGTATCTCTCCTTTGTTAGCATAGCAATCTCCTATGTTAAGCCAGAATGTGCCATCATCTTTTGTTACTCTATGAACCTCATCAAATACAATACACAGTTGTTCTATATAATCATCTAAAGACTCTTCTAATCCTATTTGATTTTCCTCTCCATAATCACGAAGATTATAATATGGCGGTGACGTAACTGTAGTATTAACAATAGCATCAGGGAAAGCTTTGAGTACCTCTCTGCTATCGCCAACAAAGATATGATTGTCTATTTCTTGTAGCATTCTGCTTATTTCTTCCATGAGTAACCTACTAAATGCTTGACTGGTATGAGTAGCATTTCTGATGCGTTATCATCTCCACCATTAACTTTCTTAATTAAATTTGTTGTTCTTGCCAATTCCTTTATCCTTTCCTTTAGTTCCTTAACCTTCATCATGACGATAAATTTTATTTCGCCATCTATTGTGAACAAATGACACCACCACTCAGCTTCAGTTATACTAATGCCAGATGGTTTGTTTCTACAAGCAATTTCTATGACCATATTGCCTGTGCTTGTCCATATGTCACGTTCTGTTTTTACTTCTATTGAGCCTTTACCCTCAAATATGTTGCGTACTTTGTCCTCATGGACAAGTCCAAAATCTAAATCAATATCAAAATTTCCCATTATCTTTCCTTAGGCAAGAAAGCCATCGTTCCGGACGCGGGGAGGAAAGGAGGCATAACCCCACACGATGGCCTCTTATGTTCTATACTACACTATACTACACTAAATCTTTAGATGGTTCTGGTTGTATACCCAAATTAGTTAAATCGTTTAAAGCTGCGACTAGTAATAAATAACGTTCCAGAGGAATAGAAATATAAGGCTCCATTCTATCAGCTCTAAACACAACTCCACTTTCTTCTTTTTCAGGTAAGACCCATGATGGTACAACCTTTCGTCTTTTGCAACCATAATAAAGTCCTTCAATCTCAACATCTCCTTTTTCATGCTGAGCTCCACCTCTATCTCTGTTGTACGCCTCCAGTTCCATCTCCTTTGCCATCTTTACCGCTTGTCTTTGGAGTTCCGCTCCTCTTTGGCGGTTTCTCCGACCTCTTTTTTGAGCTTTCGTTGATAATTTCTTTCGCATTTTCTGCATCCTTTTCTAAGTATTCAACAAAGGTATTCAACTCTCCTTTGTGCTCAAGATATTTCTCAAGCAAATTCATATTGGTTTTTACAAGTGGAGCTAACACTTCATTCACATATTTTTGTAGTGTTACTACCTCTTTAACAATCACACCAATATCTCTTTTAAGTTCCCTTGTAGTAGGTCTCTTTTGTTTTCTCTTTGACATTAGTCACATTCCTTACATTGTATATTAAATACGTCTTCCTCATTAGGAATCTCAACCTTTTTTGGTATTTGCATTCCGTTTTTCTTGATTTTTTCAAGGTCATTTCGCAGATTTTTTACGTCACCTATTTTTGGAATTTCATTACAACAACTATTCTCTAACCATTCTAAGGCGTTCTGTATTATTCGCATCTCCTCATCAGATATCCATATTCCATATTTGCCAATCTTAGCTTCCATTTTTACTCCTTATTAGATTTATTATCCACATCATATCCTACTCTTTATGGTCTTTTAAATACATACAGTAATCCCAATATCCATATCCATCGTAAAAGTCATCTATTAAGTCTAGGTTGTTATTTCCGTATATGTTCTTTGTTTTGCCATAGCATACTTTTGTACTGTAAGAGTTATTGTCATGGGCATCCATTAATTGCTTACTTACAATATTGCCACAATTAACACATTTTGCTGTATTTTTACCAATCTCTTTATATATATTATTATAACAGCATTTGGTTAAGGTGTGGTTTTCTGGATTGTCAATAATTATGAATTACCACCTTTTAATCGTTTCATTTCCAACATTGAATCCTCAGGGCTATTGAGTATCTTACATCTATCTCCAACAACTCCAAGTACTTGACTGCCTGTTTTACCATATCTATTCTTACCTAGAACAACTTCAATTCCATGTTCTCCTACCAAAGAGTCTTGATAATTATATCTCCAATCATAGTACATAAACAATATCATTTCAGCGTCTTGTTCAATAGAACCGGAATCACGTAAGTCACGTAATATAGGACGTTTATTAGACCTATCTTCACAAGCTCGATTTAACTGAGATACTAATAGAGCGGACATATTATATGTCTTAGCTGCTCTTTTATATTGTTTCATGATGTTATCAATTCTTAATCTGTTGTCCTCGACTCCAATAACGTCTATAAGACCTATATAATCATCTACAACGACATCGGGTCTGTTCTTTCTAATCTCTCTCATTGCTCTGTCTATGTCAAATACATCATCATACATGATAAGATTCTTATACTTATCTTTTATCTTGTTTTTCGCTAGTTCCAATTCTTTCTTATCAGACTCGCTAAAGTCTCCCATTCTCATTGTATGATATGATAATGATTCACTCTCTATTATCATCAGTTTTTTCATCATCTCAACATTAGACATCTCTCTATTGAATACAAGTACCTTCATACCTCTATTCAATAGATTACTAACGACATTGATTGTCATTGTAGATTTAAAATGTCCGGGTCTACCAGCTACAACAGTAATCTCTCCCTTTGTCATACCACCTGTTAAATCATCAAGTGGCTTGAATCCAAAAGGCACTATGTTATCTGTTACTGTCATATGCTTTACTGTTTCTGTTAACAGACTATCAAGGCTAAAGTCTTCTCGTATTCTAAGATTAAGTATATCTTCTATCTCTCTGTTAAGTCTTTGTAAAGATTGATAAGCACCATCGCCATCTAAATCCATGACGCCTTCTATCTTCTTTGATTTTTGTATCACCTTTCTTAATAACCATTTCTCATATACTAATTTCGCATAATGTTCGGCATTGCCTGTAGTAACAACCTCATCTATAAGACCTGTAAGGTAATAAGCTGGTGATTCAAGATTTGTATTCTTTGGCATCTGCGTATTCACAGTAATAGGGTCTATAACAGAAGCTCCTTCTCTGTGTAATGACAGTATGCATTTCCAAATTTCTTGATGTCCTGAATTATAGAACACTTGCTCTTCAGGTATGTATTGTGATATTTGGTCAATGACAGAGTTGTCAACCATAGCTTGACCCAATATAACTCTTTCTGCTTCTATGCTATGTGGGTATGTTTTATTCATCTATCTTTCCTTAAAATGTATAATTGCTCATCTTCTCCTTCGGGTAACATCACTATAACTTTATGTTTTAAAAACTCAGGAAAATAAACATTGCCTCTATAATGTCTTGGTAGACCTGCAAAAAATACAGCATCTCTATATGTCATATATCCGTTAAATTCTTTTTCCATAAGTTCTATTATCTTTTCAAAGCATAGCCAATCAACGCTAAACATCCTCAATAACTTTTATCAGTTTAGCAACTGGTTCGTTATGGTATCCTCTGGAGTCGCTCCACTCTTCCTTGTATACGTTAATAAGAACTTTCTTTCCTTTAATCATGTCCTCAGATATTGAGGGAAGAGAGTACCTAATATTACCATCTACCTCTCTTTTAGACAAGCTAATTCCTATTTTATCAAGGAATTTTTTGTAATATATATTCCTTTTTCTAGCATTGGCAGAACGATATCTCCATTGACCAGCGTCACGTACTAACCTATTAGGGTACTTTGGCGAATCGCTTACTATTTTATATCTGGGCCAATATATGTCACAGATATGTCCATACTTTGTTTTAAAATTAAGCTTACGCCTTAAAGCTACTATTTCAGCTTCGTAAGTACCTTTCTCTATTTGTTTTTGTTCTGCTTCTTCTTCGTAATAGACATCATCAGATTCAATATCTTTCATGACATCATCTACATCCGCCACTATGACTTATCCTCGTTTGAGGCTTTCATCTCATCAATTCTTTTCAATATCGCTTTGACGTTGAGAGAATTTACCTTGTCTATGTTTGACATAACTGTTTTCTTGTCTTCTTCGCTCAATCCATCAGCAGCTTTTGATATCAGAGATGTATAATCAATTTCTGGGGTTTTGTTGTTGTTCTTTTTAAGTTGGTTAACATACTTATTATCGTCAAACTTACCCATAAATACATCAGCGTTGAATCCAAGTTTACTCAGACCCTTAGTTAAAGCGTCAGTAGCTACCTTTTTATAAAAGTCATCATCTACTCTACCGCTAGTGTGGTATTTGATTGATGAGTGTATAGGTATATAGTATTCTTTATCTTTAACCACGTACCATAATGTAGCTTCATATACAGCTAGTCCTACATCTTCCCATTTTTGGATATGTTCTGCTTTTACACCCCAGCCCTTACCCATTGGGCCAAAAGTTTCAGTAGCTCTCATTAATTGGTATTGAGCACCAATCGCTGTAAAACCACCTCTTTGGTTTACTTTCTTTGTGTAATTTGGGTCTGTTGTTTCAACAGATTGCCAAAGTTCCATATTACTATTCGTCTTTGCCATTAACGACTCCTTTTTGATTTATTTTATCAATTAATTCTCTTAGTGCCATAAGAAATACGCACAATAATACCAATACCTGAATCATTCAGTAAAAGGCTCAAATTCCATTAGCTTTTGATATACAAAATCACGATAGTTGTCCATCAATTCATCTATTTCTCTTTGCGTCATTTCACGACCTCTGTATGTGGCTGACTCTATAAATGCATCGCTATAATCAGGGTAGTCAGCATTATCTATGCCTGAGAATTCAATATCGCTTACCCTTGATAGGTCAATCATTCTTCTACCTCATCAATTATATGATGAAGCAATGTATGAGTTTCATCTAGGTTTTTTGATATATCATCTAACCTTATATTAAGATACCATCTCATTAAATAATGATATGCTAGTAATAAAACAGCTAGATATACTACTATAAATACATCAAAGCCATTCTCTGATAGTGATTGTAACCAATGTATCATTTTTTAGACTCCTCTACTTTTCTTTTTATCCATTCTGTAGATATGCTTGTGATTGTTGCTAATAAAAGCGTACCTACACTTATTAAACATAATGATATTGAGAATATGAATAGATTAGCTATCCATTCTGATATTGATAGTATTACCATATACATTTCCTATTCCTTTTCTTTTATTTAAAGCTTGGGGATTGACGTTGGCGTTGATTCGCTGTCTGCAAGAAAAAAGGAAAAAAACAGAGCAATCAATCCCCGAAATCATGCTATTAATCATGGTAGTCTCCACCATATATTCGCTCAACCCGACACTCGTCATCCTGTTTTTAACGGTGTCTGACCTTTCAATTAATAGCATTTAAACCTCCGCCACATACATCATAGAACTGACAGTATTTTTCGTTGCATTCCCATTTATATACTGGGGCTATACCTAGATTCACATCAGGTACAGTTTTGTCCGCCACGAGCAAATTAACCCTACTCCAGTACTCTTGAGCTTCATCAATGTACTCTTCAGATACGTCAATTTCTCGCATCATACTTGTGTTCTTGTTGTAGTAGCATAATTTCATTTTGACACTATCTAACTCATAGTATCTTTTGGCCCACAATCCATATGTAGCAAGTTGTAATTGGTAATTCATTGATGGCTCTCCATCTCCGAATCTGCCAAACAAACCTTTCCACTTCCATTCGTTGCAGGTTTTTATATCGTATAGTACATGGTTATTGCCTTCTGTATCAAGCAAGGCTAAATCAATGTAGCCACGTACATTTAAATCTTCTAAATAAATTTCTTTTTCTATAAGTAATGGCAACCCATGTTTCTGAGCATACCAAGTGAGTGCATCTTGTATATCTTCATGCACTAGATTACCAAGCCGGAAGATACGCTGTGTATTATCATTCACAGGCGTACCTTCGACTTGTTGAACAGAGGAGTAAAAATGCTTTCTAGCACACAACCCTGATGAACTGCTATGAAACCATGATTTATCACGATATCTTACAGCGGTATGTTGGTCGTTCTTATGCTCGAGGTACTGACTGTAAATGCTTTTTAAGTTCCTTTCCTGCATTTTTCCTTATTTCTGATTCTTCGTTGTTAATGAATTGCTCAATCAATGTGGTAAGCTGGTCTTGACAAGCGATATTGTTGTAAGTACAATACAATTTAAATCGCTTCCAAATAGACTCAGGACACCTGAATGAGCATTGTTTGATGTTTTCCATATTTCTTAACCTTTCCATGACTGAAATTACAAAGTTATCAAGTTAATTACCAATGTTTTCAAAAAAACATGATTTCACTTTTATTTATTTATATAATATATATATATTAGCTATAGCTATATATAATATATTTATAATATTTAGCATAATAGCTAAAAAAAATAATAATAATATATTATTTAATGCTATATATCCTTGTAATTGCGTCAGTAGAACCAGTCATTTTCTTTCTGTAATCAAGAACATTTTGCTTAAATGTCTTGTTTTTATCCATAATTTCAGTTATTTCATCAGCGTATTCATAGTCTTCTGCTTCCCATCCATATCTATCTGAACAAGCTTGACAATAAGCACTACCGCCAATGATAACACCTCCATTTATTTCATCACCTTGCTCTGGATAAGGGCCATTACATCCATCACAACAAACATTACTACCTGCGTTTATTGTTTTGATAATGCCATATTCTAGCAAGGAATCTTCTAGGTTTCCCATTTATTTGTTTCCTTTATTTATAGTTAAAAAAAAATTAGCGAAGGGTAGAGAGCATAGGGGAAAATATAAAAACCTATGCTCTCTTTTATCCTAATAGAGAGTATATAAGAGCGTGACTTTTCACTCAGCTATTTCGTCACGTAGATTGATTTAACTCAGAGACTCTTATATAGCATTCTATTATTATGCCTCACCCCTAGATGTTCTATCCCAATCTAACCGCTCTAAGGCTTTAGCGGTCTCATCATCAATTTCTACATCTTTATCTCTTTTGAAAGTACTCGCACCAGTCAAGATATCTCGTCCTTCATCATCTGATATAGCGATGCCGGGATATTCTTCATGAAAGCTACGTAAAAGTTCTTGCATATGTATCATGCATAGCCTATGAACTACTTCAGCTTTACTTTTATCTAACCTTTTATGAATCCCAACACTAATAGCTATTGGTTGTCCTTTACCATGCCTATATTTATCAACGAACTCTAAGTTGATATTCATATCATCTGGTTTAACGTTAGCTTGTTCAGAAACTGTGTTAAGAACCTTAACAATATCGCTCATCAAATACATTTTGATAGCCATACTTTGATGTGGTTTATAACTTCCAGCTTCTGCATCTATAACGCCCGGTCTCTTTTTAAAGTACTTGGCCATAGCTGAAAGATATTCATGTCTTGGTAATCTGTTAGTAAGCTCATACATATCTAATGATAGTTTTAAAGCTACATCATGATAATTATCACTTTCTTCTTTACTGCCGGGAGTTCCGGAATAAAGCTTATCTTTCTTTTTTACCAAGAACTTTATTTTATTCTTAGCCATTGTTATTAGCTCCTTTTTATGTTGTTGTTATTTAAGTTTTTTGCACGCCTCCATAAATGATTTAATATTTATTATGTCTGGCATAACATTAAAATTACTTCGTTTTCCATTAAATCTATCGCCATATTGACTTATATAATAATCAATATCATCTATATGCGAAGAATTAAAATAATATACTATATTATTTACTGACGCTTCGGCCATAATTCTAAATCCATCACAATCGCCAAAAAATATTATCACTCTATTTTTAAACGCTGATAATTTATGTATATCTTTAATTACATCTTCCATTGTTAAAAATGGAACAAATCTTTTTTCTTTGGTGCTATATATCTTAACTAGCCTACCATTGGGAGCGTTATATAATTCAACATCTCCAAATCTGCATATTTGAGTAGCTATATCGCTATAAAATTGAGATTCTTTTTCACATGATGGACTGCTGTCCAACATAATGACAATATTTTGTTTTTCACGCGAGTTACGACAGTTATATATTGATTCTTTGTTGAATTGCCGTCTTACTAATCTATCGCAATCCCAAAAATCATCACCCTCTGTTGTGGCCCCCACGTGGTCTTCAGCTAATTTACTGATAACTCTAGATAATTCTACTGCTAATCTCCTATTTTTAACTCCATCTCGCGTTAAATTACTTGCTGGAGCTGGATATTCACTCATTCCATCATAATCAATAGCTTCTTGAAAGTCATTTACGCTACGTTTTTGAGCTCTTGTTAAAACATCCAGCATTTTTTCGTATTCTTCATATTCATCATGCCTATTATTGACTGTTTTAAGAGACTTTGAATTTGCTTTTATATTGTTATTAAATCTTTCTGAAAGGGCGTTTGAATTTCCTTTTAACTTGCCCAATCCGAGGGGCTTGACGCCCCCCAGATTGTTCGCTTTCTTGACACTTAACTCAGGATTTATAAACCTACCTTTATTCAGCTGCTGTGCATTGATTGCCGTGTCTGTCGGTTTGACATCATTGACAATAGGAGCATCTACTTTTATATTGTCCTCCTTTGGTTTGTCTACGGTATCGAACTTACGCCAATCTCTATGTAGTCGGTCTATGTGCTTTTTCAAGAGCTCTCATCCTGTTTATTTTAGATTTCATGTCTAGCGAAAGGCTTTCGTTATCGTGACTGCTATGCTCATTAATGAAACAACAAAACATTACATAGTCATAAACTATATAAGCATATATTCCATTCTTATATAAGACATTAACATTGCCAACAGATATACGCCAGCCGGTCTTTTCCAGCTTTTCTCTTATTGTACCGTCATGCTGAAAACATTTATACAATGGTATATCAGATAGCCAATTAACGATAACTGCCATAACCTTTGGTGTCACATATCCATCAATATTCATCTTCATCAAGCCATGGTCTTCAGCACCGATTTTGGTAACGATAAAATCAATGTTCTTGGCTACTATAACAAAACCATCTTGCATAGATTTCACTTTGTAGTCTTTACCAGCACCATCAAGTAATGTGTCTATGAATGGAATGTCTGCCATGTGACATCTTTCGCGTCCATTATACGGAGACCTTACAAATAATCCCCTGCAATAACCATCATGTTCGCTCATTGATTTTATTACGCTATTGCCTACACTAATTGTACCTTGTGTAATTGTGCGATACAAATCACGTACAGCCAGATTTGATGGTGTTGTACGATAAGATAAAGCGTTTAAAGAATCTTGACTTATTTCTTCAAGTGAATGAATATAAGCAAGATTATCTTTACAGTTTAGTCTGAATAGCCTAAGCAATTTCTGACTGGTTGAAGTAATGATTTCAAGACCGCCTTCTTTTGTGTAACGCAAGTCTGTCTTGGTTGAACCTATTAATCTAGCTATTACTTCTTCCTTATCTCTTTTATGTACGAACCATTTACCTTGTAGCATCCTGTTTACTTCTTCTCGCGTCGCATATTTGTCAACAATACGAATTTCTCCTTGTTTATCACGGAAAAATCTCGCTCTGTCTAAATAGTGAGCGTGAGCACTCGTAAATACTACATTAGTTATATATGCAACATTCTCTGTGATAACACCCCAACTAGGCATTGCTGCCAATTCAGGTTCGGAGCTATCTAGGTCTTCAGTCATCATAAAATCATCTATAACAACTGAATCTTCAGGGTTTCTCGCAAGAACAACTGATGTATTTTCAGGAACACGCGATAATTTAGCTTCTTCAAAGGATTCGTTGAATCGACTTAAATCTCTTAGGTCAGGCATATATCCTTTTTCATTGCTAATACGTTCTGGCACAACATCAACACCATATTCATCAGCATCCACTTTTTTGTTCAAGCTAGGCATATCAAAATCTTCTACCTTATCTTGGTCAGCAAGAAGAATATGATTTTCTGGTGTTTTTGTTATGTACTGATACACCAACGCATCCCAGTCACCATCGCCATCTAAACAATCAATAGCATCCATCAACTGACGTAATTCTTGTATAGTAGCAGGTTTTGGCAAATTTGCTTTTATACTGCGTGTATACAGGTCTAACATAGCTGGAATGTATTCATTGTCATCATGAGTCAACTTAAGAGCAGATACAACATCAGCAGGTTCAATAGGATTAACATGAATCATTGGAAATCTACGTAGTAGAGCTTCATGAAATTCACGTTCATCATTAGCAGTGATAAATACGGTCAAATTGTCCAAATTAGCTTGAACATCACCATCTTCAACACCGGGCAACGATAAACGACCATATTGTAGAAAATCCAAAAAGAATCCATCTACGCTAGGTCTTGTTTTGTCCCATTCATCCAGCATCAACATAACTGGTCTTTTGCGAGACTCAATGGCTGCTTGGAATATTTTACCATGTCCAACTTTGACACCTGAAGCTGTATCTTCAGATGGCATTATTTTCACGAGTAAATCTTCCTCACGAGTGCCTTGAGTACATTGATGTACGAAAAGCTGGCGTTCTAACACTTTAGCAAGTACCATTGGTAGGTAACTCTTTCCAGTACCAGCCATACCATATAAAAATGCACCACTAATGGGCTTCGTGTTTATAGATGTCATTATTTTAGACGCAAATGATTCGTCACAAATGTAACCTTCATCATTCAACGCTGCATGTAGACCTATAACAGTATTTATATCGTCTTGCTCTGGTACGGAATATGTGATAGTTTCCGCCATACGCTTCCTTTTTTATTAATGGCCCAACTTTATGTCGAGCACAAATCTTTGGGGTGTCCGGCTTTGTCAGTCGCTATTAACAAAGGAGATAATGATACGACCTCACGCACTCGGTTTTATTATGTGCTTGCTTCAACCCCAATTAAATCTTTACTTATTTATAAATATATTTGTTAGCTTCATTTTCAAAGATACTATACTTTCAACAATACGAGCTACATCTCTTTCTACACTTTGTAAAGCGAGTAGATATTCTTTTGTTTGCTTGTTGGTAGTCAACTTTATAATAGCTTTCATAAACTCACCCATAGATATACTTACAGCTATCAATGAATCTAAAGCTTTTTGTTCTTGTTCGTTCATTTATATACCTCTTTTTAAAATCTTTGCCCCAAAGGAAAACATGACTAAACCTTCAGGGCGCACCAATTACAATCTACACATAATTTATCTTCATGTATTTGAAGAAGTATGCTAAAATAGACTATATTGCCTATCGACTTATGCTTTATCTTCATGTATCTTGCATTGGGATTATACAAATCTTGAAATTGTTTTAGCGTTAATTTTTTGATTAAGCCCCATTTTACTTTGCCAACCCACGGAAAATCCTCTGCTTTATATAAATCTTCAAGCGTTGGCATTATCTTATAACTTGGAACAATAGACCTAGCAATACTAGAAATATGATGACATTACCAGTACTATCAGCACTTATAAAGTCAACTACTTTCTCTGCTTTGTCTATAAAATAGCGTTCTATTCTATTCATTGTTATTTTTCCTCTTCATGGCAACTGCAATCACTAGGGCAAATGTTATTATCTTCTTCTTCATGTAATAAAGCGTTAGTATCATCATCATCACTATAACTTATTATATTGCCATATTCATCTTCATAGCAATCGAAATGTAATTGTACAGATGTGACCATCTTGCCTTTATTATCATAAACATCAAGATATTTTGGTAAGTTATCATCTTTAGCGTCAACAACTATGTCATCAACGTAATATCTTACGTTCTTTTTCATGTTTAGCTCTTATTTATTTATTATTGTATTTATTTCCAGCAAGATACACAATTAAGAAGAATATTCCATACATTAGCAAGTAATATTCTATTGGCATCGAGTCTAGATAGTTAAATATTTTATCCATTGCCTATCAATGTCCTTATTTCAGTTTTATACTGTTGCTCGGTTATCTTACCGTTATCAAAATCTTTAAAGTGACGTTTCATTCGTTGTAGCAACCATTCCTCGCGGTCTTTCTCAAACGTCATCAATTTATTTGGTCTGTAGCGTGTACTATTTGGTACGCCACGATATAAATCAACATAATCTAGTTGTTCTGTGTTTAATGTTGTTGTCGTTTTATTTACGTTGTTATGAATTACGACTGGATAGTTTTGTTCGTTGCCGTCCTCATCAATACACATCAATTTATATCTTGTAAAGAATTCATTTACATAGCGACGTTGGTCATTCGTTGGTATATATTTAATAACAGTATCACCAAGATATTCAAACGTCAATTTATTGTTGTTGTCAATTATTACTGTTAACATATTTTATTTATCATGTTTTTTTTAGTTGTTAGTGTTTTAAGTGTGTGTATCTAAAATACGTTGTAAAAAAAGGGAACAAGTTAAATATATGTTCCCTTTTCTTACTGTATGTGGAATAGGTACGTTATTTAGTGAACTGTTTACCCGTTCCGTCCTTGTAACGTTTACCTTTCTTTAGTGTTGTCAACATAGTCAGTTTACCGTTAACAAGTACATATTCTCTAAAGAATTTATGTAACTTGTAATATTTACCAGATTTACCCGTAAACACATCGTCACCTAATACAACACCAGTTTCTTTTCCGTCCTTGTCAGTTTGTACTAACGTACCTGTTTTCTTATTAACAAGTATATTAATGTCATTGACAGTTTCGGACATGTGTTGAGAGTAATCTTCACCTTTCCCACCGACACCTTCAGATTTAGGTGGACGTTTACCGAACTGTGTTAATAAATCTATTTTAGTTTTAACAAGTTCAATCTCGTACACACCTTTCTTTTGGTTGTAACATTCAAACAACGTCATCTTCCAATTATCACCACCGACGTTTGTTAGTTCGGTGTTGTTAACTGAGTTCTGATACCAAGTTGTTGATGTTATCTCGGTAGGTAGTGTTGGTAAGGTATCAACAGTAATAGGACTTGTTGGTTTTATGTCCTTATTCATTGTATTCCTTTCCTTTTCATGTATGGAATATACTAAGGATAGAGGATATAAACTAGAATGAAATCAAACAATCATTCTTAATTGTATTTAATACCACTTTCAAAAAAATATTATAAATAATACTTAATATATATTATGTGTAATATATATTCAAAAAAAATCTCAACTAAAATTCCTATTCTAACCCGAAAAAAGACCGTAACGGGGGAGGGGTAAAAGAGATGCACACATAGTACACCAATTTTTCCAATTTCCACACAATTTTTCCTTTATTTAGCTTATATATTATATATATATATTATATAGCATTATATATATATATTATATATGCTTTATTATATTTATATAATAGCTATAGCCGTAAAAAAATAATTTGTTACTTGTATCTTTACTAAAAAACCTAGTATATTAGCCATATGAGAAAAAAACTGGAGATATAAAATATGCCAACAGCTAAAAAAGCTAAAAAGCCAAGAAAAAGAAAAAGCAGTAAGTTAAGCCCCATAATGAAAGCCTTAAAAAAGCCTTTTAAATTGCCATTCAAGCTAAAGAAATGGTGGTAATTGATAAACCAAGTAACAAAGTTAAGCTTTTGGGGATGGCTAGACAGTATTGTGCTAACTGGGACAATGGTAATTGTATTGGTTGCATGATGAGAACTGACAATAATAAGCTTATTTTTAGAATATCTAGTAAATTTGCCAATAAATCATGTCAGGTTGACAAGAAATGTAGATATTTTGATAATATAGTAACACCGGGAATAAAAAATGGAATTTGAATACATTGATTTGGTCGATACCATAGAAAGATTAAAAGAACTATGTGATAAGTTGGATATATCCAGTATATTGGATGGCCATGCAGAACAAATAGAAATGATATCAGAGATTATGGCTAGAATCAAGGCTCTTGAGGTACAAAGAGTGGATTCGTTTGAATTAGCACAGAATAGCTACCAAGCTTGATATGGCTAAAAAAGAACATAGAAGAGCTATAGTCATTCCTGATGTGCATTTTCCTATACAGGACGATGCCGCTGTGAATGTTGTATTAAAGGCTATAAAGATGGTAAAACCTAACATTTTTGTTTGTCTTGGCGACTTAGGAGAATGGAAATCAGTATCGCCTTGGAGGTACAAAAGGCGTAAAAGACCTCCATTAGAGTATACTTTAGAAGAATTAAAGGTTGAAGCTGCTGCTGTCAATGATGGACTAGACCTGTTTGACAATGCCTTAAGAGCAGTTGGATGTACGAACAAGCATATGATAGAGGGAAATCATGATGATTGGCTAAATTCCTTTGTAGATGAATTTCCTTATCTGCCTGAGTACAAATTCAAGAATGTAATGAATCTAAAAGAAAGGGGATATAAGTACTATCCATATGGCCATTTGATGCAAATAGGCAAATTGTTCTTTTATCATGGGGGCCATTACAGTACTGTTAATCATACAAGACAGCATGTGCAGAATCTTGGCAAGAATATTGTATATGGACATACACATGATGTTCAAAGGCAGGGAGTTACCCATGTAGATGGGGCCCATCATGCTTGGACGCTAGGTTGTTTAAAGGATATGTCCAAAGAAAAGAACCAATGGCTAAGGGGGAGGCATACTAACTGGTGCCATGCTTTTGGCATTATTGATTGGTTTGATGATAATAATTTTAGAATTGATGTAATTGACATACATAAAGGTAAGACATACGTATGGGGAAAGCTAGTAGATGGAAACGCATAGAGTCCGGAGGGATGGCAAGGGCTATCAAGTAATATAGGTTGGGAGTGGCTCTATGCATACCAAATTAGTAAAGCGAAAGCTTGAATACTTGTACGATAATAAAGATGAGTTTTTTGATAACTGTGATGATGAACTTGTTGATGATTGGCGTGAATCCACTACAGGTGATTGGATACTTACTGACGATGGTCAGGTATGCAAGATACTACATCGTGGAGCATTTGACAATGGAAAAGAATATGTCCGTACTATTCTTGGTTCTTATCCAGTAAGGGATTCTATACAAATAACGGGAGATATAGCAGATGATGTATATAGATTCACTAAATCAACAAAACCAAGACATAAAAGGATAGACGAAAAGAATCCCAATGGCAGGGAGATTGTTTTCGCTAAATACGTTGCTAATGGTATGCCACCTGAACAAGCATATCTTAGAGTATTTAAAACAAATGATGCTAATTACTCAAAAACAGCATCTACATCATTATTAAAAACTAAAAGGGTAAAGAAATTGATTAGCGAAGAAACTAAGAAGATATTAGGAGAAGTTGGTATTGATGAAGAATATCTACTTTCCAAAACAAAAGACATTATTGATAATTATGACGCTAGGGATTCCGATAAACTAAGAGCTCTTGAAATGATGATGAAGATAGCTGGTATGTTCCCTAATGATAAAAAGACAGAATCTCTTACTGTATTTCAAGGGTTCACAAGAGAACAGCTTCAGCAGCTTAATAACGCTGACGTAAAAGCTATAGGACATGCAGAAAAAGATATCACATAGCGATATATCATTATATATTATGCCTGTTTATAATAGCACAATAAAGAAATGTAAGGTCTGTGGCAAATCTATTGACAGTCATAAAAAAATGGTAGTGTTCAATGAATTTTATCTACCTATAGGATTTAGTTGTAAATATTGTAATTCTGTATATGGAGAGGATGATTTATTAATGACGCTTGGTAATCCTGATAAGGTGGATATATATGGCGAAACCTAATTTTGATGATTTCTTTGAATCCTATCTTGATATAGATTCTTGGGCCGAAAAACAAATGGAGAAGGAATATGAGATACAAAACCGTAGGAAAAAAAGTTTTTCAAAGAAATCTAAAGAACAACAGATGGGAGGCAATAATGACAACCGTAAGCGATTTTCACGCAAAACAAATGGTAAAAACATTGCAAGAAAAAGAAGATGAAAGAAACAAAAAAGCCTGATTTTAATATAGTACCACCTCCATCTGAATCTAAAATAAATGATGAAATACTTCAAAAGTCACTTACAGACCTTATATACTTTGGAAGGGCTTTTCTACCAAAAGATTTTTTAAATAAGAGTGCTTCTCCATTATTCCATTATGCAGTAGCTGAAAAACTTTTAAGTACTAAGCCAGCAGCTCGTATATGTAATATACTACCACGTGGTTTTGGTAAATCAATTCTTTCTAAAGCTGCTATTGTACATAAAATGTTATTTTCTCCCCAAGGGGAAAGATTATTCATTGCTTGGGTAGCTGAAGAACAAGGTCAGGCCATTGACCATATCAAGTATGTTAAATCCCATTTTGAATATAATGATAAGATAAAGTATTATTTTGGCAATCTAGCTGGAGACGCTGTAGGGAATAGATGGACTGAAAAAGATATTGTATCTGCTAAGGGAGATAGGATAATAGCAAAGGGTACAAGTCAGAGATTACGTGGTCGTACTGAGATTGATGTACGTTATACTGGTATTATACTTGATGACTTTGAATCTGAATTGAATACTAAAACTCCTGAAAGAAGAGATGAAATAAAGAAATGGATTGTATCTACTGTATATCCTGCTCTTGAAGAATCTCCGGGTAGAGAAGGATGGATATGGCTTGCTGGTACTATTGTTCATTATGACTCTTTCTTACAAATGATTGTTGATGGTGTAAAACAAGCTAAGGAAGAAGGAAGAAAGTATCCTTGGGATGTTACATTCCATAAAGCTATAGAAGATGGAAAGCCATTATGGCCAGAACAATTCCCATTAACAAAGCTTGATACTAAGAAGAAAGAGTTCATTGAAGCTGGTATGGTCAATAAGTTTGCTCAGGAGTATATGAATGACGCTAGGGATATATCTGACGCAGCTTTTAAGATTGACAGGATACAAAAACATAATCATACATTCCTATCAAAAGATAAATTTGCATATCTTGAAGATAATGATGGGAACTTTATTCCAATTAATGTGTATATAGGAGTTGATGTTGCTGCTACAGCTACAAAGAAATCGGATTTTCAAGTGATATTGGTAATTGGTATAGACAAAGATAAGAATAGGTATGTATTGGAATATTTCCATGAAAGGATACCTACATTCGATATTCCAGAAAAAATAATAGAATTAGCTAGAAAATACGCTCCTGTGAAAAGAGTGACCATAGAAACAGTAGCTGCTCAGGAAATGGTAAGAGATATGGTAACAAGGATAGCTACAAGCGATAGAAGATTGATACCCGGTATATTCAAGGGAGTAAGGCCCCCAGCTGGAATAAAGAAAGAAGATAGGTTAGAAACATCTCTTGGCCCTATAGTAAATTCAAAAAAACTATATATTCGTAATACTATGACAGAAATAATTGATGAGTTCTTTGAACATCCTTTCGCTAAACATGATGACCTTATGGATGGATTATACTATGCTGATTATTATGCTAAACCACCATTAAGCGGTAAAGTTGATAAGAAAGAGGTTGATACAAGAGCTAGCAAGTCAAATAAAGGCAAAAAATACAACTGGTTTACTGGTGCAAGAGTTAGCTAAAAAAAGTTGCTTTTTTTTATTGACAAGCGTTATATTTATTAATTAACTTATAAAGTATCTATGCAAATACAAGAAGACCCCAGAGCTAAGACTACCAGAGAATTATATCGGCGCTATCGTGATGCCCGTTCAGAATGGGATACTGAAGCGCGTAAAGATATTGATTTCTTTTATGGTAATCATTTCAATGATAATGAGATAGATGAATTAGAAAGCAGGAATCAAGCTGCTGTTCCAATGGATAGGGTTGGCCCTGCTGTTGAGAAGCTTAAAGCTATGCTAACCTCTAATTCTCCAGCCTTTACTGTTATACCAAGAGAAGACTCAGATACAAAGATTGCCAAGATGTGGCGTGTTGTTATGAGTTATATTTGGGAAATATCAGATGGCAATGCTCAATTAAAAGAAGCTATACATGACCATAGTACCTCTGGGCTTGGTTATTTATATGCATATATAGAACCTGATGCTGATTTTGGAAAAGGTGAAGTAAAATTCACAAGCGTTAATCCATTTCGCATATATGTTCCATCATCAAGTCGTGATAGATATTTCAGCGATGCTGACAATCTTATACTATCTACTATTCTTACTGGGGAACAAATATTAAATATATACCCTGAACTTGGGCCACAAGAAAATCCTGAAACTGGAGAGATGGAAGAGGGACTAATAGAGAGTATTTCGTCATATAGTGACGATGAGGACTATCCCTCTACACAACAAAGTAATCAACAAAAGACATGGACTCCATCAGAATCAAAGGATTTAGAGACCACTTATCAGGAAAAATATCAGGTCTTAGAAAGATTTTATAAAGCAAAAGTTCCTTTTTATCAGATAATAGATGTCAATAATCAGGAAGAAATGATTTTAAATGAAGAGGAATTTCAAAAGTTCCTTGATGAGAATCCGGGTGTATTTGAACGTGGTTTAGTTCAATTTCAAGAAATTTTACAGACCCGCATTGCGGTAGTGTGTTCTGTTGGGGAGATTGTGTTATACGAATCTGTTCTCAATACTGATATATATCCTATTATACCACTTCCTAATATTTATAGTGGTACTCCGTATCCGAGGTCTGATATATCTAGGGCGAGACCTATGCAAAGATTACTGAATAAACTCTGGTCTTTAGCTTTGTCTCATGCTCAGGCTTCTGCGGGTCTGAAATTAATTGTTCCTATTGGCAGTGTTGATGATATTAGTCAACTGGAACAGGATTGGTCTAATCCTAATGCTGTTATAGAAGTTGATAGTTCTCAAGGAGAGCCACATTTTCCAGCTCCTACTCCTCTAGCTGGAGAGTTCTATAAACTTATACAGTCATGTGAGTTCTATATAGATTTCACATTTGGATTACCAGAATTAATGCATGGATTCGCTGATAAAGCTCCTGATACTGTACGTGGTACAGAAAGAATGTTAGCTCAGGGAGCGGAAAGACCTAAGTCTAAATTACGTGATATTGAATTAAGTATACGTAAACTTGGTCAAGTTATATACGGAATGTCAAAAGGACATTATACATTTAAAAAGATTTTTAGGCTAGCTCAAGCTAATAACAATATTAATGAGGTAATGGCTAATTACTATGATGATTATAGTGAAACTGTCATGGATATACAAAAAGATAGACATAATATTGGACAGCATGATGTTAGTATTGAACCGGGTTCTACATTACCTACGAGCAAATGGACTGAATATCAAGTATATGCAGAAGCATATCAAATGGGATTGATAGATAGGGTAGAAGTAATTAAGAAGAATCCAGAGATTTTTGATAAGGAAGGTCTTATCCAAAGAATGGGTGAGATTCAGCAATTGCAGTCTCAAGTAGAGCAATTAACTGACCAAAACAAAAAACTGCAAGGAGACTTGCAAACAGCGCAAAGAGAGTCTGTATCTGATAGGAAACGGGTTGAAGTTGAGAAATTTAAATCCAAACTTTCCGGGGTGCAGTCTGACGCGAAAGCCGATAGGCGAATACAATCAAATAAACTCAATAACGCGGTACAGCTTGAAATGGAAAAATTGAAACCACAAATTGAAGAATTTGGAGAAGGTCTCGGTTCTGTTCCCGAAGTTTAAGGATATCGCAAGGAGATAATTATGAGTGAAATCAATCAAGAAGGACAAGCATTAGAAGATACTGGTTTTGAAAATGAAGGACTTGGATATGAAGATGTCCCTGTCGCTGACCATGGCGTAAGCCAAA